TGGAGTTCTGCGTTCCGGATTCAAGGCACCGGGGCAAAAGAAGTCTATTGCGGTTTGTCCAGACTTACATACATGAGCACCAAATCGCCGAAAGAGGCGTCATTTGGCCAGCCTCCTGCACTTGAGGGCTGAACTGAAAACGAGACTGGTAGTGAATTGTCAGCTACCTGCAATTGAAGGATAACATTATTGGATTGGACAGTCGGTGGCACGGCTGCACCAATATAGCTGGCAAAGGAAGAAAGGTTTCCATTGCCTGCAACTCCTGCAAAAAAGGAGGATCCCATGACGGATGGGACGACAACAACGTTGTTTGGTACGGTTAAAATTGGTGTAACGTCTGGGCCGAGTGTGCTCGCCACACCAGCCCAGCGCACAAGTAGGAAGTAATAGCCTTGAGAGCCTGGTGGGAGATGAACAATTCCCCCTGAGTCTATAGTGACCTGAAGATCATTATGGACATCCTGTCCCGGAGGGGACAGACCTGACCCGGCCGTGATGCTGGCTTGCACATCTTGAAGATTAAAATGCGCATACTGCATGGACGATATACTCTGTGTGAGCACGGGTTTGTAGAACACAATGTCGTACGTGATCCACAACTCCCCGATGACATCACCATCCACCTGATTTCCTTGGGTGGCAAACTGAAAATTTCCGAGATCATACAACCGAGCATCTCCTGGTAAGACGGCCGATTGAGTCGGTCGTACATACAGGAGTTCTGTCGGTGTTTGAGACCTTGCACACTCGATCGGGTGCAAAAAAGAATGACTCGGTTTGGCACTCGTGACATATTGAGTGTTTTCCATCTGTTGTTTGTTCACGAACCGGTTGGCAAGGGCATTGTATTCAGTAGCCATAATGGCTGCTCCCAACGAAGCATTGGTAGCAGTTGCCACTACAGCATCCGAGTACAAAGACTTGTACTCGAGTACAATGCCCAAGGGTAGCCACTGTTCGTAGAGCTCCGCCATCGTCGACAACCAAGGGAAAAGGTTGTCATTTGATGGGTTGATGGAATATGATGTGTTGACGAAACTTTGAGAGCTGCGAACATCACCAATATACTCACGATGTCTGACACGTGTGCCAGCCGCGACTGTGCCAAAAGCTGGAATCTGGTCCAGACTATTCGGATGCACAATCGTGTTTCCAGTTACGGTGTAGTCACCATGTCCTGAAAGACGGGAGATGAAACCTCCTGCCTCATGGCCAAGCAAACCACCTACTGTTGACCCAATGGGACCAAACCTGGATCCAATGATAGACCCAGCGGTTTTACCAATTTGTCGAAGAACCATGCCGGTTGGCGTCGGTTGCATCCTTTGATTGATCTGTTTTCTTTGCTTAGTAGTAACGCGACTGCGTGCTGGTTGAATTTTCTTCTTTTTGTTAGGCATACGATTATGCCTGGCTGCTACGTGGAGGGTCGCTACTCCCTCGGTTGCCAACCTGTTACACGGATAAACTACTTACGACAACATCTTTGTCAGAGTCGGGTGTGACCAGAAGGATGCACAATCGCATCCACTGGCCAACAAAGAAGCAAGGAAGCTCTCAAGCACAATCAAGTCTTGGGCCTCTATGCCATAATGCTCGCAAACCCAACGCTCGGGTTCCACTAATTGCGCTACGCATGTCCGATCATGAGATAACCACTCGTTACTACGCTCAAGATCAGGTGTGTCCAACCTGGTGTAATGGCTGTAGAACACCCTAAGGATTGGTACTTGTTGCAGAATAGGTATACCAAGCAGATTCTGCTTGAGAAAACTGCGCTCATAGCCGGGCTTCACCAAAGATGTGGTGAAGCCGAACTTCGCCAAATATTTAACAACATCTGGCACCAAAATATGCCCTTCAACCGTGGGCATAAAATTGGATGAGCAATAAGACGGTCTCCATGAATGCTTGATCTTTGAGACAAGACCAAGTTTCCGGCACTTTTCTTCCAGTGCCTGGTAGACGACCGTTGGGTTTCCGCGGTAAGCCAGGACCATATCATCACCAAGACATATTAGGTAGTAGTCATCTATGCCAACATCTTCCATTGTCGACATATGAACACAAGCATTGATCACGGAGTTGCCAATGCTCGTGTTTTGATCCCCACTTTTCCTGGTATACTTCACCATATACTTGTAGAAATTTCCAATCCCATTAGTGACCTTCTGCTGCTCAAGGGCATGCAGAACAGGTTGGGATGGATTGAACAAGCTATAGAAAGCAACCTCAACATCGTGGGCTCCTTTTCCTTGTGTAGAATCGTATTCTGAAAAGTCGTTCTCCAGAAACCGATAGCCATTTTTCTTCATATCATCAAACCACTGTCCAACGAGAGCCGTAGTAGCCCCCGATGTATATCCAACCCTTGGCCAGCGCCTATCACACTTAACGAAAGCATGTGACAGTGCTTTACTTATACCAGACATGAAAGGCCCCAACACTGTATTCGTGTTGGGATTTAACAACCCCTGAATGCCTCGCGGCGTCTTCAAAGCGATGGATTTTTCCTTGGTCGGCACCAGAATCTCCCTCTTTATAAAGAAATTCCTCATATGCGACTTGGAATCCAACTTCGCGTGGTCGTCGTCCTTTGTCATGTGGTCGGTATAGCGTTTTTGTTTCGCTGGTTCCTGAGCGGTTAACCACTGTAGGTGGGTTTTGGGTTCATAATACGGTTCAGCTATCTTGAACAATTTGTTAACACAGGGTTCAACCTCTACCCAATATTCCTCGTCGTCTGGATCGTCCACATGCGTCTTCATATGCCGGTCAACGAGACTGGCATATTCATTGTCAGCTGAATTAGCATGACACGCAGGCAATATGCTAAGGCAAGCAGGTCCCACTTGAGTGTAGAACGTTGGCTTTTCTGTTGCATTACGAAGTCTAGTAATACGACAGCCTTTTGGCACTTTGCCGGGTTTCTTGACGCAAGTCATAGCTGTATGACAGAACTGATCACTTTCACACCGATACATGACCGGGACGAGGGGGTCTAAATCAACGTGACCCATCGGCAATTCTCTTATGGTTTCCGGTTTCATGACCTCCACGGCCACAACAACCCCTTTTGGTACACTATCTTTCCCAACAACGTACTGATTTTTCTCTTCCTTAGTTTCCTCCTTAACCTCTAGGAGGAACTGGTTGCCACCGTGGAAGTGGCATCCAGGGTCGGGCTCTACCTCTAGGAATTTCGGGTCTTCAAACTCAACTCCGAGCAGGAGATCGCTTGGACTCGTCACGGCCACAACAGCATTGACCGCAACCCGTGCCACCCCCCAAGCTATGGTTTCGCCAACCATCTTGAGTTTCTCATAGAGTGACACGCTATCCCAGGACAACCACGTGTTGAAGCGACGGAACTTGCTAACTTCACTATTCAGACGGAAGAGCGACTGCATCTCCGCGTCTGTGTTCGTAAAGGCAAGTATCGAAGCTATTCGGACACTTTCAGCTTTGTCCAAATAGGTCTTGCTCGATTGAGCCGCTTTCAACTTGACGGTGATTACCAAATTCTTGAACGTGACCTCGGTTCTCTCGAGATTCAGGATCGCGTATTTGGCGGCTTGGTAAAGTTCTTCATCGTAGTGTTCACTTGAACGTAACCCTTCTGGGTTATAGTCTTCTG